AATTTCAAAATACTGAGATTCCCATTCTTCATTGTTAATTTCTAGCCAATTAAGAATTCTATGCTCGTAAAATCCAAACCCGTCAGGGCGATCCCAGTCAACCCAGCAGACTGTAACAACAGTAGAGTCATTTGAACGAGCTACGTCAATTCCTACAACTACTGGTGTACGCCACCACTGTTTAACAAGTCCCATTGAAACGTCGTACATACGAGAAAGTCGGTCATCACTAACAAACATACCTTTTTCAAGGACCCACTTGTTACAGTAGGACATCTGGAATTCGTCGGAATCTTCTTCGATTCTTACCTTCTCTTTACCTATAAACTTAGCATAGTTTTCGTTATACTTTGCAGCGGTTCGCCAGTCGTACTCAAAATGGCACTGTCTATGGTTACGCTTACTATTTACATCTCTGCGTTTATTAAATTGAATCATTTTATAGAAGTATGACTTGTTACGAGTAGCCGTACCAGTTAGTGCAATAGACCCGTTATTGAACGCCAACATGGGTTTAATTGACTTTGCAATCATGTACTCATCAGCTTCTTGAGCTTCGTCAATAAGCACAAAGTGGTAGGTCTTAGACTCAATCTTTGCCTTAGGGTTACAGGTCTGCATACGGCATAGTGAACCAGAGTGCTTAAGACTGATTATTCTACCTTTACCTCGTGAACCACCTGACGTAGCTTTATCATCAATTTCTGGGTCAAGAAGGAAATCCATAGCGTGTTCACTAGTGAGTTTGTTGACAATGCGGCTAAATACAGTGTCGGCCTGATCTTCAACCGGGGCAAAAACACCACACCAAAACCCTTTTTCAAACTTACCTAACCAGGTTGGGTAAACCTTTGAAAGCTTAGGGAGGATGACCATCATTGATGCTAAGACATTAGATAGAACTTCTGACTTACCAGACTGTCGAGTAGCCACCAATGTCAATTCTTCACCATCACCAATAACTATTGACTCAATTACTCGGTAAGCAATAGGAACTTGATAAGGGAAGAAAGTTACGTTACAGAACTCTTCCGTAAAAAGGATAAGCTTTAAAACAAGCTGGTCAATAAATTCTTGTGATGTTTCATCTAGTTCAACCGCCTGAATATCTTCAGGCGAAGACCCATCTTCTAGTAGTTCCTGCATGCTCTAATTATAGAGCATCGTCAGTAAACAATACGCCTTGATCAGGTACTTCAAGAGGTTTCTTGGGCATTCCAAGTGATTCATTGATTCTATCTACTAAGTAGAACAGGTCAGGAAGACTTACAAGGTAAGTAGACATATCAGGAGTGCTGGAAATAATGCTAGATACACATCCAAAGTCGTAACCCAAATGGTTAAGGTGGTCTACTAACTCATTTAAGTATGAGTTATCTCTGGTGTTACTACGCAAAATAGCCTTACGTGAAGGGTTTAAATTACCTTTATCCATATTTGGCTTGTGCATTTCATTACCTACTTTTCTGTCATACGTTCTGATATTTCAGTCCATAGCGACTTTAAAATATCTATATGCTGAGTTACTTCTGATTCGGGCAGATCCTTAAAACGCCAATCATCAAATGATTTACCTAGCCCCATAATAGTAGCATCCATCCAATTAATGAGTGTTGGAGTGTCAGAACGCTCAATTCTTTTGATCTTCTTAATTGGGTCGTCTGCTTTTCTAAAAAACATTATTACCACTTTCGGATTGTATCAGCATCATCATCTAAGTATCTTCCACCTAGTGCCCCTAGGATACCTGAGGTTTCATCAGTATGGGTGGATTTACGACAAAATCCTACTTGAAATGAATAATTTTTGTACGAAACTTGGATACCTTTACCTATTTTCCAAGGTGGGGCAATCTGACGCATAAAACCGATAGATATAAAAGGGGCTGTTAAGCTGGTGTTATCTCTTGTAATCCAATAAATAGGGCCTAAATACTGCAGTTTATTTAGTGTGTTCCTAAACAGGAAGTATGACCCTATTATTATCATTAAAATACATAAACTTATTATAAACATCTAAACGTCTTTCAATCCCTAGTTATCAGGGTTAACTCCTGATTGTGAAAGTATATCTGTGTATTCTACATATTTTTCTCTATTAGCAGAAGCTTCTCCAGGATTTAAGGATGCTCCCTTAGTATAACCGTGTAATTCTAACACAGTTCTTACAGCATTACCATAACTTCCTAAGCCTCCACCATTTTCAAATTCTTTAAAGACGGAGTAAGTCATGGGTCCATACAGTACTTCTGTTCCAAATTTATGAAATCTTACCCAAGTCATGCCCTCAAGTGTTTGGTCATCTGCAATAAGGTTAAGTACAGCCTCCACATCACCAGCTTCAACCAACTCTTTATATCCATCTAATCTTTTAATATCGGAACAGTTATATTTTCCAAAGTCAAATTTAAACGCTGCTACACGACTGCTTGAACCTAATCCATTGTATTCTTCTTGGCTAAACGGCACTGAGGTTACTTCATTTAGTTTTGTAGTTACTCTTGCTGCTAGTTCTTCACATAGCTTTTGAATGCGCTGTTCTTCTTCTTTTTGTTCTTTCTTTTGTATGTCTTCATCTTTGGTGTAGTTGTCGTCAGTTACTTCAACGTCGTTTTCCCAGTCATAGTCGGGAGCGTCATTTGGGTCAAACTCAAGTTCACGCATTTCATCTAGTTCTTTAGTCCACCCAGTGCCCTCTAGGGGTTCATCATCTAGATACCTTCTTGTTCTACGTTCTTTTGCGTATCGAGCTAGTCTTGCCGCAATATCTGGGTCCATTGCCATGTTGTGTTACTCCTTAATTATAAACTAGTGTAATTCGTCCTGAGTTATCACGCTGACCAAGAAGGAAACCTGGTGCGCTACTGTGACTATGTAGACCAAATCCTTGACCATCTCCTGAGCGTAATCTTGAAATTGCTGTAGCGTCTAATGCTTTAGATGCATTTCCACTGTCACCACTTAGGTATTGTTCTAGTACTGTTCCACCAAATGTAGCTCCAGTAGCTCCCGCACTACCTAAGTTGTGAGTCATTAAATAGAATGTTCCAGTATTACCTCTGTTAGTATCTGTTGAAGCAGGGCGTTTAACAAAGATGGTTCCACTATTGGCGTCCCAACCCTTACAAGCATTTTTAATTGTGTTATCCCCATAAAACCAGCAACCGTATGCACGGGTTGTTGAGTAACCAACCATACCTTCTGTAGTTGGGTTAAGCCAAGCTGTGTCACCAATGTTGCGTGTGTTAGCACTGGTAGGATTAAATACGTATGTACCGAGAGGTTTCGTGTTAACAAATGCAGAGTACTGACCATTTTCGTCACCATTAACTGTATTTCCAGCATTGTCTGTTGCACTAATCCAATAATAAACTTGGTAATGATCACCTGTTGGACTATTACGAATTCCAGTAGGAATAGACATAGTAGTGTTGCTAGCCCCGCCAGTACCAATAGAAACAGATGCATACTTATTGGTATAAGTATTAGCAGTTACGTTATGAACGGCTTGGTATAGAGTAGCTGAAGCAACGCCAGTATTATCATCAGTTACAGCAGTCCATGAAATTGTATCGCTTGAACCACCTGAAGTTACTGTGGGCTTAGGCACAGTTGGGGCAACTACGTCGTATGCTGCGGTCTGGTAACCACCAGCATCTGCAGTTGCGGTATTACCAGCGTTATCTACAACGGTAACACGGTAATAGGCATACCAAGTAACCCCAGAACCCTGTTTACGGCGGTTAGTAGGAACGCTCAAGTCAAGATATGAGCCACCTAATGAACCACCAATATTATATGTGTCGGCACCTTGCCATGTACCATTTGAGTCATAGAACCATCTCTGAAGTGTTGCTGAAGCAACCCCCGTGTTGTCATCTGCAATAGCACCCCAAGTAACTCTCTGCATACCAGAATCGGTTTTATATGCACCAGTTGTATCAGCGGCAGACAATGACGCGATAGTTGGGTTAACTATGTCATATGGTGTTGTAGCCATACTTGCGGAGTTAGAACCAGTACCAGTGTTACCTGCGGCGTCAGTAGCAACAATATAGTAATACGCTGACCATGATTCTCCAGCTCCTTGTTTTCTACGGTTCAATGGAACACTGAGAGAAGTGCTACTGGCCCCAAATGAAGGTAACACGTATGAACTACCGGCAACATTTCCTGATGTTGAACCAACAAAGCGTTGATAGAGAGTTGCAGAAACTACACCAGAAGCATTATCACTAAGGGCAGTCCATGAAACAGTGTGAGATGTAGTTGCGTTAACTACAGTAGGAGTTGGAATTGTTGGAGCTGTTATATCATATTCGTAAACTGTTCTCCATGCACCAGATGCGTATACATACACATTTTTGACACCTTGAAAAGTACCAGCAACATTAACGAATGGCTGGTCAGTACCGGTTAACTCTTGAAATGCTGTACCGTTATGTACGTAAGTAGGCATTAGTACTTAAACCAGATATCTCCCGCTGTGCCACCAGAAGGTGCAGCAGTTGAAATAGTGATTGTTGCGTTTGCTGTACCTGCACCGTTAACCATCACACCAGCAAGTTTTGCTGCAGAAATAGCAGCTCCAGTAGCAATATCGGCGTTTACAAATGTGGCGCTTGTAACGTTGTCAGTTGTAATAGGTGCCCATTTAACTCCGTAAGTTGCATCAGTAGAGTCAGCAACCAGTACAAAGTTATTAGTTCCAGACGCTGGTAGTGCAACAGGTGAGCTAGCGCCTCCACCAACTACTACTTGCCCTTTTGCACTTACAATGGATCTTGTCATTACTACAGCTGTGTCAACATCTAGGGTAACAGTACCTCCAGTAGAGGTTGCTGCAGCAACAGTGTTTAATTTAAGACCAGTACCAGCTGTAATTTGAGTAATAGTACCTGAACCCCAGTATGGAAGAGCACTCCATGTGGTTGTACCATCGCCAACTTTGTACTGTTTAGTGGTAGTATCAACGCCTACTTCACCAGCATCTAGTACTAGAGAACCCGGCCAGTCACCAGTAGCACCACGTCTTAATTGAATTTTAACAGCCATTAAGGGCTCCTTATCAGCCGAACATCTTCTTCCATGTTACAGGACCAACAGAGCCGTCCGCAGTTAGACCGTTTGCTGTCTGCCATGCCTTAAGCGAAGCAACAGACTTGGGGCCAAAGTCACCATCGGCTTTTGCGCCAATGACAGCCTGCACAAGAGCCGCATCAGGACCTTTTGATCCAAGACCTACTGGCTTTCCAGGATAATTAAAAAGCAATGGACCAACAGCGGGTGCCGAAGCTGCTGCTGGAGTAACTTGTACTGAACCATCAGGTGATGCGTCACCAAGAGCGTACTGCCAGTGCCAAGCTTCAAACTCTTTAGAAGCGGGGTTGTTACCCTGAAGGTAAAAACCATACTTGGGGGCGTTTGCACACATCCACTGGAACGCAGGAACGTTTACACCAAACGAAGCAGTCTTACCACCTTGGTCGTAACCAAGGTCAATAGCAAGGCCCCAACCATGGTTAGAACCTTTGAGGCCGGTAGGATCTGGGGCGGCTGAAGGAGCTTTGCCCTTCTTGAGATACCAAGTCTTACCCTCATATTGACGAGTCACGCCAGTGCCAGTGTCTGTCGTGACATAGCGGTCCATAAACATTGACAACTGACCCTGGAATGAGCGGTAGTCACCAACGTTCTTTAGCTTGATACCAGCAGCAAGCGCCGCGTCGTACATCTTGTTGAATTCAGCAGCAACAGGTGCATACATTTTTCCGCCTGTTTTAACTGGCGCAAGAACGCTGTCAGCCAATTGGCCATTCTTATACTGTTTGAGAGCAGCAGGGACAACAAGTTTAATAAAGGGAAGACTCATTTATTGACGCCACCCTTAAAGACTTTGCCAAACGCAGTGTCGTTGGGGTTAAGGAAACGAATAGCCACAGGCAAAGCAGCAGCCCAGAGAGCGTTTAGGGTCAACTTCCAGTCCTGTGTGGCAGTGTAAGTAGCAACAGCGGCTCCTAATACACTACGGGCGTAGGATGCTAGTAGGGCTTTATTTTGGGCTGACAGCATGATGTTCCTCCTGAGGGGCTTTCTGTATAGCATCAATTGTAGCCTCTAGAACAGCGATACGCTGGGCCTGCTGTGAAATCTGGTTTACCAGTGATTCAACAATCTTGTTGATATCTAGTTGTACATTAGACATTACTATTCTCCTGTTGTTGATTGCGCCATTGAATAAACTCTTCCCAAAGATTGGGTTCAGTTGTTGCTAACGAGTATGGAATATGTCGGTCTTCAATAATTTCCGTTGGGTCACCATCAATGTCGCGCAAAGCAAAAACGCAATAATAAATAGTTTCATCTTCTAACGCCGTAAACTTGTGACTTAATCCTTTTCGGATAACAATAAAGGTTGGGGCAACAAATGTCTTTGATGGGTATTCGCCAACCTGGACTTCAACGGAACCTTTTACGAGCAATGTCACATGGTCGTGCTGGTGCGCGTGACCACCATTGTTGTCCCCCATTAACTCCATAGTATTTTGGCGAACCCAAATATTACCTACAAAACCCAAATCTTCATGTAACATTTTCATCATCTCCAAATGTATAAACAGTAGTGTTTTCTTGACTTGTTGGTGGGGTTAGATTAGGTGGAAGTTTTTTACTATTACGAAGTGGTGCTTTGAACACATCAAGTTCTTCATCGTATGTAAAACCAATCCCAGCAAAACGACCCCTAAAGTTTCCGTTATAACTTGTTTGTATCCAGCGACCACCGAGGGTTTCTACAAACCAATCGTAGCCCTCGTTAGGCATATCGTTGTCTCCGACAAGCACACGGATAACAACATTGTTTTCATCTAATTCAGCAAAATGACTCATAATAGATACCTTATAACAACTACACCTGAACCACCTGATGCTTGTCCTAGTGGAACTGCCCCATAGAAGTCACCATAACATGCGCCACCACCACCACCGCCAGTATTTACTGTTCCTGCAACGGCAGAAGTTGTTGTGCTATCAGTAGGGCGAGAAGCACCCGCACCACCACCATTAGAACCACCAGCACCTGCTATACCATACTCAACAGGACTGCTTGCTGTTGACCAACCACCGCCACCGCCACCACCGCCACCAAATGATTTAAAGGAGTTCCAAGTAGAACCGCTACCACCTGCACCACCACGCACTCTATTAGAACCACCAGCATTATTGGATGCGCCAACACCATTAGATGATGTTCCAGCACCACCTGGTCCACCTAAGT